GTATGGTCTAGAAATGACTCGTAAAACTAAACGTATTGGCTGTTCTAATGTAAAGGATCTTATTGAAGAAGGAAAGCTTGAGCTATATGACGCTGAGACTATTCGTGAGCTTGGAACATTCGAGTCGAAGGGTACCTCATATGAGGCATCGCGAGGTAATCATGACGACTTAGTTATGACACTTGTTATGTTTGGATATTTTGCTTCAACGAATATGTTCAACTACATCACCGATGAAAATATACGTGATATGATGACCGATGAAAAAAATAGACTTATTGCTGAATCGGTTCCATTCATAGGATCAATTAATGAAGAAGACGGTGAAGAAGATGTAGTATATAAAATAGAGAATGAAAAATATGAAAGTATTGTCAAATTTAAAAAGGACGATGTGTTTGGTATTATAATCGAGGAAACTTAAGAAATATAAATAGTATGTTGTAAGTTGATTTTTCTTATCATTTAATTGTTATATCGCCATATCATTCAAGCCATAAAGGAAAAAAATAAATGCCTTTGAATCGCGTTTCACCCGGCGTCAGCATTGCCGAGATTGATAATACAACTCGTGCACCCGCTGTCTCCACATCGATTGGTGGTTTTGTTGGTAACTTCCGTTGGGGTCCTGTTGAAGAGATCACGACGGTTGGTTCTGAGAACGAAGTTCTTGCTAAATTTGGAACCCCTACCTCCGCAGAAACCATTGACTACCATATTCTAGCACAATTTCTAAGCTATAGTAATAATGCTGAAGTTGTTCGTACTGTAACATCTGCCGCTAATAATGCAAATAGTGGCGGTGATTCTTCTACCGTCGTAAAAAATAAAACAAACTATGATGGTCAAACATTCTCATTCGTTAATCAAGGCCACTGGATTGCTAAATATCCAGGCGCGCTTGGTAATTCTCTTAAAGTAGAAGTTTTTGGATTTAAGACAGATAGTTCTACAACCTCGACAAACTTTGATAGTTGGGCATACTCTAATCGGTTTACTAGCCCAGTTGGTACATCTTCTTATGCTTCAGCCCGTGGATCGTCTAACGACGAAATTCATGTTGTAGTTATTGACGAAGATGGTTTAATCAGTGGAACTCCTGGAACTGTATTGGAAGTATATCCATTCCTATCTCAAGCGTCTGACGCAAAAACAGAAGTTGGTGCATCTAACTATTATAAGACAGTAATTAATGATAATTCTTCTTATGTTTGGTTTGGCTCAACTGATACTTCAAACTTTCCTCAAGCAGGAAACGCTGCGACTGGCACACTAGATTATGCCGTCACGCCATCTAACGGAGTTGTTTCTACGGCGCTAACTGCTGGTGTTGATTCTGCTGCTCTTACTGCTAGCGAATTTGATACTGGTTATGCTCTTTTCACCGACTCAGCTAACTCAGATGTTTCTATTCTAATTGGTCCTAACTTGCCAACTGGTGGTGAAACCGCAGTTGCAAATGATATTATTGGAATCTGTGAATCACGTAAAGATTGCGTATGTACTCTTTCACCTGCTGCGACTGATGATACAGCGGCAGAAATTAAAACACGAGCAGATGCCTTTACTTCTTCAACATACGCTGTTGTTGATTCTGGCCGTTTGATCGTATATGATCGCTTTAACGATGGTCTGATTAATATTCCAGCTTCTGGTTCAGTTGCCGGTCTCATGGCAGAAACTGATAGAACTCGTGGTTCTTTCTTTTCTCCAGCAGGATTCCGTAGAGGACAGATTCGTAACGTTGTCAAGCTAGCATTTAATCCTACAGAAGCTGATCGCGATACTCTATATAAAGCTGGAGTTAATCCAATCGTAACTTTCCCTGGTGAAGGTACAGTTCTCTTTGGTGATAAAACGCATACTGGTCGTCCTTCTGCCTTTGATCGCGTTAATGTTCGCCGACTTTTTATTCTTATGGAGAAGAGTATTTCAATTGCAGCTCGGGATATTCTCTTTGAATTCAATAACGAGTTTACCAGATCTCAATTTAAAAATATTGTTGAGCCTTTCCTCCGTACAATTCAGGGTCAACAAGGGATTACTAACTTTGCCGTAGTTTGTGACGAAACAAATAATCCTGGCGATGTAGTAGACCGTAATGAGTTTGTAGCTGACATTTATGTACAGCCGGCTCGCTCTATTAACTTTATTCAACTCAACTTCATTGCGACACGTACTGGTGTTAGCTTTGATACGATCGTATCCTAGGAGAGATTTTAAATGACATTAAATATTAACGACTTTAAGTCTCAGCTTGCAAATGGTGGTGCACGCGGTAATCTATTTAAGATTATCGTAAACTTTCCAGTTTATGCAATTCAGAATGGTCAAGAAACAGAAAAGTCATCATTTCTTTGTCGTGCCGGACAAATACCTGGAGCAACAGTAAATGTTATTGAAGTTCCATTTAGAGGTCGTATGCTAAAATTAGCTGGTGATCGTACCTTTGAAAATTGGCAAGTTACCATGTACAATGATGAATCCTTTGATGTACATAGCGCCTTTGTTCGCTGGCAAAATGGAATCAATAATCTTCAAACAAATGAAGGTTTAAGCGATGTTACTGAATATACTGCTGACATTCGTGTACAACAACTAAATCGTCAAGAAGAAGTTATTAAGGAATTCATTATTGAAAATGCGTTCCCAGCAACAATTGGAGCAATTGATTTAAAATATGATGCTGCTACTTCTATTGAAGAATTTACAGTAAACTTTGCTTATCAGCATTGGAAGTCAGCTGACACTATTGTAGGTAGCATCTTATAAACTATATAAATAGGGGTATAGAATAAATCTGTACCCCTATTTTAGGAAAAATAATATGGTTGTTGATCCTCGACACTTAAAAAAGAGTGGCAATGAGCTTAAAGATTCTGATGAAGCTCGTGAGGAAATGAAGCAAGGAGATTTCTTTGGCTTTGAAATAGAAGTCGACAAAGAAAATATTGACTCTGCTAAGTCCTTTATATCTCCACAAGAAGAAAATGAATCAGCAGAAATCATGTACGGCAATGCCGGTGGTTTTTTTGGTCAAACTCTTGACACACGTGGTGATAATTACGCGAGTGAAAGAGATCTAATTGCTAAGTATCGTAACGCTGCTATGCAACCTGAAGTTGATGCTGCTATTCATGAAATTGTTAATGAGACAATTGTCAACAATGATGAAGATATTCCAGTTACTTTAAATTTAGATCATGTAGATATTGATGACTCTGTTAAAGAAAAGCTACATAAAGAATTTGAACATATTCTTGGTAAGCTAGAATTTAGAAAATATGGAACAGATATTTTTCGTAGATGGTACATCGATGGAAAATGCGTTTATCATATTGTAATTGATCTTAATAACCCACAGAAGGGTATTATTGATTTAAGAGCAATTAATCCTACACAGATTCGTAAAATTAAAGAAATTGAAAGGGAAAAAGATCCTCGTACTGGTGCTGATTTTATTAAAAGTGTTGAAGAATACTATATCTATTCAGAAGATCAGTATAATACAAATGCTTCTACGAATACATATGGCACTGCAATGGGTGGTGATAGCGCAACTGGATTAAAATTAGCAAAAGACACTATCGCTTATGTGACATCTGGCCTCACTGACGCATCACGTAAAGTATCTCTTTCTTATCTTCATAAATCATTGCGCTGTATTAATCAGCTTCGAATGATGGAAGATTCTCTTATTGTTTATCGTACTGTTCGAGCTCCTGAACGCCGCGTCTTTTCGATTGATGTGGGCGATATGCCTAAAAAGCAAGCTGAAGAATACATTCATAATTTGATGTCTAAGTATAAAAATAAAATTACTTATGATGCTACTACCGGTGAGATTAATTCTAATCGCCATCACCAACATATGCTTGAAGATTTTTGGCTTCCTAAAACGGCTGGAGGTAAAGGCACTGATGTTTCTACCTTAAGTGGAGGAGAAAACCTTGGCAATATCACAGATGTTGAATATTTTCAACAAAGGCTATATAAGTCTTTAAATGTTCCAATCGGTAGACTAACACCAAATGAGCAAACGTTTAATATTGGCAAAAACGGTGAGATTGACCGAGAAGAAATACGCTTCCAAAAGTTTATTGATCGTTTACGTGTTCGCTTTGGCCAATTATTTAAAGATCTCTTACGCACACAACTAGTACTAAAAGGAATTATTAAAGATCACGAATGGGATAATATTCGCGAATCACTGATCATTGATTATAATCGCGATAATTATTATTCAGAGCTCAAAGATGCTGAAATTTTCAGAGAAAGAGTTAATACACTCAAAGATCTTGGGTTTAATCCTAGTGAGTTTTTCTCTCGAGAATACGTGCGTAAACATGTTCTTAAGCAGACTGACGAAGAGGTCGATAAAATTAAAGATGAAATGAGAAAAGAATATATTTCAAATGATAATCTTTTCCGTAAAATTGATAATGACGGCGGAGACTTTACTGCTTCAGATTTCGGTGGCGGTGGCGCTGGCGCACTAGATGATTTTACGCCACCTGAAGGTGACATCGACGATATTGCTGGAGATACAGAAATAGAAACTGGTCCTCCGATTGGCGCTGCAACAGATATTGAGCAGGATCTCGATATTGGTGGCGATGAAGTAGATATTAGCGATCTTTAGAAAAATAAAATATATAAATAATAAGGATATAAAATGAGCGATAGTGTAAAAGAATTAATTAAACATTTGGCCAACGATCGTAATCGTCAGGCCGAAAAAACATTTATGAGTGTTATGGATCAAAAGGTTGGTGCAGCTATTCGGGCAAAAGAGCCTCAAGTCGCACAATCAATGTTTAATAAAAAGACATAACAGAAAGAAAAAAGAATGAAGCTTATCAAAGAATATAATCAAATTACTGAAGCAAAAGTGGAAAGTAATGGTGACGTATATATTGAAGGCATCTTCATGCAAACAACTGGAAACCGTAATAAAAGACGGTATTCCAAAGACGTCCTTGAAAAGGCCGTAAACGAATATGTAGAAAAACAAGTAAAAACGGGTCGAGCTGTTGGTGAATTAAATCATCCAGATTCCCCTATTGTTGACTACCAAAATGTTTCTCACCGCATCCTTTCCCTTGAATGGCAAGGAGATAATGTGGTTGGAAAGGCGCTTATTCTTAATACTCCTAACGGTAAAATCGTAAAAGGTTTGCTTGAAGGTGGTGTTCAGTTAGGCGTTTCCTCTCGTGGTATGGGTACGTTGGGTACTCCAGACAACGATGGTATTTCTCCCGTAAATGATGATTTTTCATTAGTAACAGTTGATATTGTTCAAGATCCTTCAGCGCCAGATGCGTTTGTTAATGGTATACAAGAAGGTATCGAATGGGTTCAAAATACCAAAGGTGTATGGGTTTCCAAAAATGTTGAAAATATAAATGAGACTGAGCTTGTTAACGAAAGCCAAAGGCTTCGTGATATGAAACGGCTCCTCTCGAGTTTGATTTAGGAGTGCATTCAATGCAACAGAAAAAACTTGATGAGCTCCTTGGTACACTCAAGGAGTCAAATATGAATGAAGACGAAGTAAAAGTCTACGGCGCAGATAAAGACAATAACGAAGATAATATGCTTAAAGGCGATATGGATATGGGTTACGATGATGATTCCGCCGAAGTTATTGATTTGGACGTAGATGATAGTGTTGATGACACTGATGGGACTGAAGATCTAGATGATCTGATTTCTCAATTGAAAGATATTGTTAACGAGTTAGAAGAAATCGAAACGATGGATTCTGACGATGATATCGAACCTGCAGGTGAAGAAGAGGAAGGCGAATTCGGAGACGATGAAGCAGACCTCAAATTCGATGATGAAACAGAAGAAGTAGAAGAAGCCAAATGTGATTCACATGGTGAGTCATATGGAAAGCCGAAATCGGAAATGGCTGAAGCTACTGACACTGCGTCTGGTGCCGGCGATGTCGCCCCTGAGGGTGGTAAAGCAACTGGACCAGAAGCTAAAGAAGGTGGTTCTGCTGGTAAAGCCGACGCTGCAAAGGTAGGAGCTGATGATGAAGAAGCTATCGATGATACCATCGATGCTATTGAAAAGTCTGCCCCTAGCAAAGACAATACTGCACAGACTGGTAACAAGGTTGACGTCAAGAAAACTAACCCAGCTGTTGCTGGAACTGGTGAAGGTGTCGTCACGCTTGATCATGTCGAGGTCGATATTTCAAAAGAGATTAAAGCAATTATTAGTATGGATAGCACATTGTCTGAGAGTGCTCAGAAAAAGACCGCTAAGCTCTTTGAAAACGCCGTTAACAAAAAAGTATCTATTGTCAATAAGCAATTGACCGAACAGTACTCAACTCTTTTCGAAGAGCGTGTAGAACAGTTCCAAACACAGCTTGTTGAAAAAGTAGATCAATATCTTGATTATGTTGTTGATAATTATATGAATGAAAACTCTCTTGCTATTGAAGAGGGTTTGAAAGTTCGTGTATCTAGCTCATTCCTCGAAGGCCTTGGCGAACTCTTCAAAGAGCATTATGTCTCTGTCCCAGAATCTAAAGTTGATCTTGTTGAGAAACTTGAGTCTGAGATTGAAGGTGCTGAAGCTAAAAACAATGAATTGTATGAGCACGCAATTAAATTGCGTCGTGAAAACATTCAACTTCGCAAAGATCGGGCAGTCTCTAAGTTGTCTGAAGATTTAAGCGATGTTGAAACTTCGAAGTTTAAGCAACTTATCGAAGGTGTTGATTATAAAAATCAAAAGCAATTCATGAAGGCTATCACAGCTGTAAAGACTACGCACTTTACAGAAGCCGCAAATCAACCTGAACCGCAAGAGTTTGAAACACTTGCTGAAGAACAAACATCTACCTCAATGGATAAGTACGTAAGTGCTATCCGCAAATTTAAATAGGAAAAAGAACAATGAAAACTACTGATCTTTTGATCGAAAAGTGGGCACCAGTTCTCGACGCGCCAGAGGCCGGCGAGATTAGTAACCACTATCGTAAAGCTGTCACAGCTCAAATTCTTGAGAACCAAGAAAAAGCTTTTGCTGAAGAAGCTCTGATGTCGGAAGCTGTCCACGGAAACTCTGTTTCTAACGGTGGCGTAAACAACTGGAACCCAATCCTAATCAGCCTTGTTCGTCGCGCAATGCCGAACCTGGTTGCTTATGACATCTGTGGTGTTCAGCCGATGTCTGGCCCAACTGGTCTCATCTTCGCGATGAAATCACGCTATGGCGCTAACAACTCTTCTACCGAAGCTCTCTTCAACGAAGCAGACACTGACTTTGGTGGTACTGGTACACACGCTGGCGATTCTTCTTCGCTGGTAACTGGTGCTGGTGGCGCAACTGACGTTGGTGCCGGTGGTTCTGGTACAGGTGACGACATTGCTGATAACTTTGGTTTCGGTACCGGTCTTGGCACCGCTGCTGGCGAAGTACTTGGTGATGGTTCTACTTTCAACGAGATGTCTTTCTCGATTGAAAAGTCAACTGTTACAGCGAAAACACGTGCGCTCAAAGCTGAGTACACGATGGAAATCGCACAGGATCTGAAAGCTATCCACGGCATCGACGCTGAAGCTGAGTTGGCAAACATCCTGTCTACTGAAATCCTTGCTGAAATTAACCGTGAAGTTGTTCGCTCGATCAACGTTACTGCTAAGCTTGGTGCTCAAACAGCTAACATCACGACTCCAGGTACTTTCTCTCTGACTGCCGACGCTGATGGTCGCTGGTCTGCTGAGAAGTTTATGGGTCTGGTAACTCAGCTTGACTTCGAAGCTAACCAAATCGCGAAAGAAACACGTCGCGGTAAAGGTAACTTTGTACTTTGTTCGTCGAACGTTGCTACTGCTCTTCATAACAGCGGCATGCTTTCTTACACTCCTGCTCTGAGCACGAAGTTGGAAGTAGACGATACAGGTAACACCTTCGCTGGTGTCCTGAACGGCAAAATCAAAGTTTATATCGATCCATATGCGACTGTTGATTACGCAACTGTTGGTTACCGCGGTACTTCTCCATATGACGCAGGTCTCTTCTACTGCCCATATGTTCCGCTGACAATGGTTCGTGCCGTTAACGAGTCAACCTTCCAGCCAAAAATTGGCTTTAAGACTCGCTACGGTATGGTTGCTAACCCATATGCTACCGGTTCTGCTGCAATTGCTGCCGATAACATTGGTGCTGACCGTTCGAACGTATACTACAGAATCTTCCGTGTTACGGAACTTCTTAACAACGGTTCTTAATCTTAGATTAATAACTTATATTTGGAAGGACCTCTTCGGAGGTCCTTCTTTTTTTGTATAAATAGCTTGAGTTACGGAGTTTATATATGATTAATAGCACATATTCAACAGCTACTAATTTTGCAATGTTCATACCTGGTTCTGAATATTCAAACTTGCAAATGAGAGTAATTGACTTTAAAATACCTAATGTATCTTCTACTCCTGTGGAGCAAGATGCTAGGTTTATTAAAGCTAAGCATCCTGGATCAACTGCCACGTTCGAAGATTTATCTGTTAATGTTTTAGTTGATAGTGGTTTAACAAACGTAATTCCTGTGCATAGCTGGATGATTAATAATATCACTGAAAATAACGCAGTCAAAAAAGATATTACTCTTATCGGCTATTCATCCTCTGAAACACAGCTGTTTACGGTAGAATTTAAATCTGCTTTTCCAACAAGTATAAATATCGATACGTTTAATGCTCAAGATGGGAGTGACTCTCTTATTAAGGCATCTATAAATTTTGTTTATGATTATTATGAGTACAACTAAATATGACAATTGAAGACCTCTTATTAGAGTGGAAAAAAGATAGCGAAATCAATAAAGCTAAATTAGATGATGAATCAATAAGAAGTGCAATACTACATTCTAAATATTTAGAAATGCACGCGGCGGTAAAATTAAAATATCATAGAATTAAATCGAAACTAAAAGACCTTGAGATGTCAAAGCGCAAATGGCTTAAGGGCGCAATGTCTCGTGAAGAAATGGATGAACGTAATTGGGATTATGATCCATGGAAAGGTTTAGCAAAGCCACTAAAATCTGAGATGGACGATTATATTATGATTGATAAAGACGTATCATCTTTACTTGATAAATTAAAAGAAACTGAAATTATGCTCGAAACTCTAGAATCAATATTGAATAATGTGACATGGAGACACCAGCATATTAAGAACGCGTTAGACTTCATGAAGTTTCAAAGCGGGGCATAATGTCTGAAACACTTACTATCTCATACAAAAACTTTTCTAAAATGGAAATAGAATCTAGCGACGAGGGTATATATCACGAGTTGCAAGAACACTTTAGCTTTTATGCGAGTGGATATAAGTTTATGCCAAAATATAAGTCTGGCATGTGGGATGGTAAGATACGTTTATTTGATATGCGAACACGAACTTTATCGGCCGGATTGTTAAATTCTGTGGTAGAGTTTGCGCAAAATCCAGCGCGTAAATATAATATAGTTTTAAAGAACAATAATTATTTTGGCACAATTGGATCTAACGATAAAATATCGTATGATGAGTTCTATGAATATGTACAGTCTTTAAATTTGACTTCTGATGGCGAAAGAATCGAACCTAGAGATTATCAATTAGCTTCAGCATATGAATGCATTACAAACTATCGTAAGTTAATTCTTTCTCCAACCGGCACTGGCAAATCTCTTATCATGTATATTGTTATGAGATGGGTCTTAGATAGAATAGATCCAGATCAGAAGTTTGTCATTATTGTTCCTACCACTGCGCTTACTCATCAATTGATAGGTGACTTCGAAGATTACTCATCGATTGATGAAGACTTTGTCGTGAGCGAAATGTGTTATCCTATTTTTGCTGGCCAGGACAAAAATGCCAAGCAACAAGTACTAGTTTCAACGTGGCAATCATTAGCCAAGTTTGAGCGAACCTTTATGATGAATGTTGGCGGGGTTATAGGAGATGAAGCTCATACCTGCTCTGCTACAGTGTGTCAAGGTATTCTTGATAAAATGACTAACTCATTATATAGAATTGGAACCACCGGAACTCTTGATGGCACAAAGGTGCATGAGATGGTTTTAGAAGGTATATTTGGTCCTACGTTTGTGGCTACTACAACAAAGGAACAGATTGATGAAGGGAACTTAGCAGCTTTACAAATTAACATTATGAAGCTTTTGTATTCTGATGAAGATCGTAGGAATGCCAAATTCAAATATCAAGATGAAGTAAAGTATATTAGTTTACATGAAAAAAGAAATAGATTTGTAGCCAATCTTTCAGCAAGTCTAGAGGGAAATACTCTAGTGATGTTTAGATTTAGAGATCATGGTCAATTTATATACGATCTTATTAAGGAAAAAGTCGAAAAGAATAGAAAAGTATTTTTGATACACGGTGAAATTGATTCTGCATATAGAAATGAAATTAGAGCCGTAGTTGAAAAAGAACAAAATGCTATCATTGTAGCTTCGATTGGAACCTTTTCCACTGGTATAAATATTAAGAACCTACATAATCTGGTATTCGCTACACCGCATAAAGGACGAATTAAAGTTCTACAATCTCTTGGTAGAGCCTTAAGAAAATCAACTGATGGTAGAGAAACTATTATGTATGATATTTGTGATGATCTACATTGGAAGAAAAGAAGAAACTTTGCTTTAACCCATTCAATTGAACGAATAAAACATTATTCGAAAGAAAAACTAAACTATAAAATATTTGATATAAAATTATGACCGAAGAAATGGACACAGAATTTAAACGCAAATCCTTAGAAGATGCTGATGCTATGCGCGATGCTCAAAGGAAAATGGCGTGGTTTTCTCTTTTAGGAATGCTACTTTATCCGTTTGCGGTAATTTTATCGACATTGACTGGGTTAGAAACCGCAGCTAACGTATTAGGCAATATGGCGCCAACTTACTTTGTGGCTGTTGCTGGTATTGTTGCCGCGTTTTTTGGTACACAAGCCTTAACTAAAAAATAGGATATTATGATGAGTGATGACAATAAAGAAGATGAGTTTAATCCGCAATTTATTAAATGTTTAGCTTTAGCATCCGGCGATAAAATTATAACATACATTAAAGATATCACCCAACTTGGTTCTTATGTATGTGAAAGGCCCTTTTCAACTTATATTGATCCTGAAGAAGGTTCATATGTGCTAATGCAATTTCAGCCATACTCAGATGGATTAAGTGTCCATATATTCCAAGCGCATGGTGTGATTGGAATATCCGAAGTTTCTGATTATGGGCGTACACAATATATGTCAGCAGTTCAGCAAGAAATTATACATGAAAAATCTAATTCTCAAAAGACTGAAACTATTGAAGATATCTTTGACGAAGTAGAAAAATATATAGATAGCAAAAGTTCTAGTAATGATAAAAATGTAGTTGATATCAATAATTGGAAACCCAAAGACGATACTACAAAACACTAAGCACCGTGCCAATATAAATTATAAGACAGTAGATTATATACTTTTGTAAAATAATGTAATAATAGCTGCTATAACCTATTGTTATAGATTATTATTATTTTGTATTTTCTTAGTGTTTCTGTATACCTAACAGTATAATCTATCTATCCGGAATCCGGATACTATATTCTGGACTGTATGGATAATCAAGATTTTTAAAGGAAGATTAAATGTCTTGGTTTTTTTTAATATTTTATGTATAGTAATTTATAACAGTTTCCCTGCGGAATTGGCAATTATTACACATTTGTAATATAAAAAATTAGTGTACATTTATCTAAAAATAGTATATAATGGTAATTATGAAAAGACAAAAAAAGCCTCCCGAACATTATGTAGACAATGTTAAATTCACGAATGCTGTTCATGAATATGTGACACAGTGCGATGAAGCTGATAAGTGTGGTGAAGATGTGCCACAGGTTACGCCATATATCGGTGAATGTTTCTTTAAGATTGCTACTGGTTTAACCTATACCCGAAAATTTATTCGACGTGTTTATAAAGATGAACTAGTCATGGACGCAGTCGAAGTTTGCCTTAGACGTATACGTAACTATGATATTGATGCGTCAACGCGTACTGGTAAGCCAAATGCGTTTGCTTACTTTACACAAATTTGTTATTTCTCTTTTCTTAGTACGGTTGAACGCCACAACAAAGAACTAAAAAAGAAATTGCGCTATATTGAAAAGGCGTCAATAGAAATTAATGCTAATCCTGAGTATGGTGATACACAAGCTGTTTTAAAACATTTAGATGAAATACGTTCTCCATGGCAGGATAATGAAAAAAAGAAAACAGAAAAAAAAAGTAAAGTCAAAGGCCTAGAAAAGTTTACGTAAATGACCAAAGTAGCTATTCTCAATGACACTCATGCTGGTGCTCGTAATTCTAGTAGTATCTTTATTGATTATCAAGAACGATTTTATACTGATATATTTTTCCCATATCTAAAGGAAAATAATATCAATCGTATTCTTCATCTCGGTGATTACTACGAGCATCGTAAGTTTGTTAACTTTAAAGTATTAAATGCTAATCGAATTCATTTTTTAGATAAACTTCGCGAATATAATATTATAATGGATATTATACCGGGAAATCATGATGTGACCTATCGTAATACGAACGATCTGTGCTCACTTAATGAGTTAATGATTGGCTATGATGACGTAGTTAATATTCTTATGAAGCCCACCGAACTTAAGTTTGCTGATGCCGATCAAAAGATTAT